ATCGTTGAATCACTAGATCTAAGTGATTTGAGAGACTTCAACCTCCGTCAGAAGTCTGCTCTCACAACAGTCATGAAGGAGGCACAGTTGAATGACAATGGTGCCAATAACCAAAGTTGCGTTGTGATGGAGGTAGATCGCGTAAAAAAGCAGACGACCTTGACACTCTGAAGAAGCAGACTGTCAAGGCACTTCTGGAATCGATTCCTCTGACCATGTTCTACATTATCCGTAGTGGTCAGAACGTGTACTCAATCAATGATGTGATCGGATCCCATATCTATCCATCTGTTACTGGTGACAATGAGGGTATTCTCTCTGAAGTTATCTCAAAGAATCCTCACAGTGTAGAACTCCTGACTCGTCGGATTGGTTTGGTGACGAACAGCATCCAGAAGAGCATGAGGGAGTCAGTCTCCAAGACTATTGATAGTCTGTCGGTCTCATCTGAGATTCAGAGATCGATTCCTGCACAGTTGCTTGACAATATGATCAATGACTGTCAAGATATGAGCAGCACCTACATGTTCGGTGATCCCAGTGGTTCTCACTCTGCTCGACTCCTGGAACATGGTATTGATCCCAACAGTCTCACTGTTTGGGAGAGTTGCGATAGTCATCGCAGTCGTGTAGGATATATTGATAATCAGATCAACGTCGTTGCCGCCCATCCAGACATGAAGTTCACCGCCATCCTTGCCAATCCTCCATATCAGGATCCGACCAAGAAGGCACGGAACAATAAACTGTGGACCAAGGTGGTTGAGCAGCATCTGGATATGGTTGCTCCTGGTGGTGACATGTGTGAGGTCACTCCTGCATCTGTGTTGGGTAACACGGGTAAGGGTAAGAAGTTTATGCAGTTGTTCTCTACGATCTACAACCTCAAACTCATTGACTACACTGCTGATGATTACTTCACTGAGGGTGTAGATATCTGTCGCTGGCATCTGGTGAATGAACCCTATCAGGGCAAGACTACTGTGATTACTCATGATGGAACCTTCTCCTGGGATCTCCGTGATGGTCTGCCTGTCTTTGGTGATGCTGCTCTCAAGCACTCTATTCTGGAGAAGATTGCAAACTCAAACCATTCTCGTATTCCTTTGAAGATTGGTCAGGAGATTGCCAATGAGGATTATGTTCCTGATGGTAAGTATGAGGTATTTAAGACAGGCAACAAAGTTGCTCGTACAAATGTGCTTCCTACCACTGGTGATGTTTTGAAGTTCATCGTACCGTTCTCCAGCACATATAAGAAGAGGTTTGTCTCTAATGGATTTGTGGGTATGCTTAATGTGTGGTGTCCTATTGCTTCGGAAGAAGAAGGTTCGCGTCTTAGTGCAATCTTTGACAATCCGATCATTCAGTTTTTTGTGGAAAATTATAAAAGGACTTCGGGATTTACTCCTGCTATTAAGAATGCGGAAGTACCTGACATCACGAACTATGAGAACCTACATGAGCAATTTGGTTTTACAGCAGAAGAACTGAACTACCTGGAGAGATCCAATGTCATCTAAGAATCGTCATAATCAACAGCATGGGTCTACTATTGAACGCTCTGATGAGCGGATCAGTCAGACTGCGGAGGTCTTCACTCCTCTTGCTCTGGTAGAACAGATGATTCGAGAGATTCCTGTGTCTCAACTTGAGGATCCTGAGTCTAAGTTTATGGACAACTGTGCTGGTAGTGGTAACTTCCTTGTTTGTATGTGTGATGCACTGCAGGAATATCACAGCAGAGATCACATTATCAACAACATGCTCTATGCTGTGGAGTTGATGGAAGATAACCATAAAGAGATGTGCAGGAGACTTGGTGTTCCTGTAGATCACCCACACTTTGTCTGTGCAGATGCACTTCAGTATCATTACAGGTTTGATGGAACCACAGGACCCATCACAGTAGATCAATTCCTGGTATAATATTCGTATGCATATGAGTTCAATGCAACTTCGTCCCCACCAGGCAGAAGCACTTGATGTCATGGACACTAAGTCCAAAGGCACTGTGGTGGTCCCTACTGGTGGGGGCAAAACATTTATTGCCATTGCTGATGCAATGCGTGAGATGAACAAGATGGAGGGTTGTAAGACTATTGTTGTAGTTGCTCCTCGTCTCTTGCTTGCTCGTCAACTGTCTAAAGAGTTTACCCAGCACATCAATAATGCTGCTGTCCTTCATGTCCACTCTGGTGGTCATGATCTTCCATACCATTGCACCACTGATCCCAGCATGATCAGTAAGTGGGATTATCACACTACTTGTCATAAGTTAATTTTTACTACGTATCATTCGCTTCATCGTATTCAAGAATCTAAAATAGTTGTAGACTGCATCTATTTTGATGAAGCGCACAACTCCGTCAAAAAGAACTTCTTTGGTGCTACCAGGCATTACGCTTCTGCTGCTCGCCGCTGCTATTTCTTCACTGCTACTCCTAAGTATTCTGCCACTGTTAAAAAACATGGTATGAATGACAGTGTGTTTGGTGGGATTATCTACAATGTTCCTGCCCCACGCTTGATCAAGAATGGTTCTATTCTTCCCCCGAAGATCAATGCAATCACAATTCCTGCTGTTCGTGAGAAGAGTGTTGATGAGGCAGCACTGCGGGATTGTATGACTCTGTTGAAGACTCTTCGTAGTGAAGATCACATGCAGAAGGTCTTGATTGCTGCTCCTAATACTACTGTGTTGGGCAACATGATTATTAAAACCACCTTCCTTCAAGAGGCAAGGAAGATGGGGTATGATATTTTGTGGATAACTAGTAGGCAGGGTGCATTCCACAACTACAACAAAATTAGTCGTGAGAAGTTCTTCTCTCTTGTTCGTGAGTATGGTGATCAACCTGACAAAAAGTTCATTGTTATTCATTACTCTATTCTGAGTGAGGGTATCTCTGTTCCTGGTCTCACATCATTAGTTCTGATGCGTCAGATGAATGTTATTGAGATGTGTCAGTCTGTCGGTCGCGTTCTCCGTCTACATCTTGATGATGTCAAGAGAATACAACAAGGACAACTTACTCCAGGTAAACTGGAAGACTACAAGAAGTCCTTTGGACTTGTTCATGTCCCTGTCTACAGCAATGTTGGCATCTCTACAGTCAAGCGTCTGCAGGATGTAGTAAATACAGTGTTTGTAGAGGGACAACCAGCAATTAGTACAGTAAAACGATGAGTTATTCAGTTGAGCGTAAAGCATATCCATTCATCAAAGGAATCCGATGGGATCATGTTGATAGGCAGAGAGAGATAGAAGATGCTGAAGGAACCTATGAAGATAGGGGAGACACAAGTTTACTTGTAAACTGTGGATACTCTGAACCAGGTCTTCTACAGAACATCCTTATTCAAATGCAGAGGATTAATTATGGTACGTTCCATATGTACTATAGTAAATTTAATGAAGGAGAAACTGGTGGGTGGCATGCAGATGACATGGATGTCCTAATTATTCCATCAATGGGTAGAATCAAGTATTTGTTTGACATTGATGGTAAAATAGAAGAGGTTACTCTTCAACCAGGGGATGCCCTTTACATTGATAAAGGAACTCCTCACTCTGCGGTTCATCTTGAACCCAGGATTACTTGCAGTTTTTGTGAATAGCATGGAAAAAGAGTGGAAGGAAGTTTACAACTTCTATAAAGACACTAAAGAGGGATTTGTGACCAAAGATGGTTATGCTGCCATCCCAGTTGCAGGTCGCAAATCTTTAGTTATCTGCTATAATGGACAGATACTGAAGACGTGTCAGAATGAAAAGTCTGCACGTAGCTTCATTAAAAAACACAGCACACAATCGAGGAGGGGTACTGTTTTTATAAGATGAAATCAAAGTTTATCTATGTTTCGCCTATTAGTGCGGACGCACGTATCTTCTTTGAGATGGACATGAATCTTCTTCATTCTTGTAAGGTCAAGAGTGAAGACACTGATCAGTATCATGTCGAATCCATCACTAAACAGCAGTTTAGTGTTAACAAACATAATGATTTTAATTGGAGGATTGAACAATGATGAACGCTAATCCACATCCTGATACTTTGGTAAGTATCACTTGTGATAAAGAGGGTTTGAAGACCATGATTCAGGCAGCAATTGCTGCAATCCGATCTACTGATGAGTGGAACTTTGGTGATGAGTATGATGTCGATGTCACACCATATCATGAGATGCGAGATTCTTTGATTGCGAAATATAAATCAGTATATGGGAATGAAGAATTCATTGTATAATGATAGAAGAGTTTTTTACAACAGATGATCTTGTTGAATACATGACCTTACTCTTAAAGGTCTCTTTAGCAAGACCAGAATTATGCAAAGACTACAAGAATAGTTCTTTAAGTCGGTCATGCTTTGCCACACTAAATCTTCTCGATTTACAACATGGTGATAAGTTTTATAACTATATTGGCAAACTTAAAGATGATGCTGAATTGTCTGCTGAATGTAAGTTGCAATATTATTATCTGCATCTGGTAGACTATTCAAATGGTGGAGTTATGACTCCACATAAACATGACCACAACGAAGATTTTAGTTTTATTCTATATTTGAACGATTGTGACGATGGTCACACAGTTCTAAATTTATCTAATCCTTGTAAAATAAAACCAGACAAGGGTAAAGTATTATTATTTTCTTCGGATATTGTTCATCAATCAGAGTATTCAAAAACAAAACAAGTTTTGGTTGGTGGTTTAAGACGTTTACAGGAGTAGTATGGATTCGAGCAAACATGAAAAACGTAAAGATGCATTCTACATCTTCTATGAGAGTATACTGAAACCTGATCATGAATTGCGCCAGGACGCACATGATCAGAGTTGCTATCATGAATTGTTGGAATGGAGATCTGAAATTATCGAATATCTTGATAGACGCCGTAATGACGAATTTTATTCCTAATAAACACTCCCACCCAGAAGAAGGGTATGTCCCATACGAAACTGATCATTTTATCAAGGATTGGGTCATACCCTTTTTGCATGTATCCATAACTGATTGGGAAGATAAAAGAGAGCAATTGCTCAATCTTTTTGATAGGTTTTGTGAAGGAAGAATTGAAAACATAGGAGAACAGTGGACAGATTATCATAAAGAATCTCACTACCATTATCTGGTTGAGAATATTTTGTTTGATGATCTTTGCAATGCTGTGTCTGCATTGGGGTTTGAAAATAAAACCCCTAGAGTTGATACTGCATGGTATCAGATTTATAATCAAGGACAGCATCATGCCCCACATAACCATGGATTTGGTGGCATAAGTTTTGTTGTTTTTGTAGAGTATGATCCCAAGATACACCTACCTACAACTTTTGTGGCACCATTTTTGAGCATGAAGGATGGAAACGTTCTTGAATATGAACCAGCAGATGTAAAAGAAGGATCAATGATTCTCTTCCCCTCCGCTCTCATGCACTATGCTCCAACAAATCAAAATGACGTAGATAGAACAGTTCTTGCTGGTAATCTCAGAATATGAATCTTACTAAACAACAAGAGCAATATATTAAGAGACTTGCAGATCGTCTTGGTGTTGATCCAGAGACCCGTCTTGATGAGATAATTAGTGATGAATACATGCGGACGTTCCGACCAGCGGAGACTGGAACTGAATGTCCCACTGTAGATCATATTGAGGATGATTATTATAAGGATAAAAGAGACTATGAAACGTTCTCCTTTATGGGGAATACAATTTACAGAGCTTACAACATATTCACGTCTCATGTTCTGAATGAATTGGAAGAGGAGATTGATGATGAACTTAGATCTCCCAATAAATGGGATAGGAGTGTGGAGGTCACTCAAGGATTGTCTGCTAGGAAGTTGAAGTATAGGGTTAGTTGGTTCATATTCTTCAGTGAGATAAAAAAACATCTTTATAGATATGCCAAGTTAACAAACAATAAAAAGATTCTTGAGTATAAGATTGCATCTTACTGGGCAAAAAGAATGAAGGGAAATACTGAGGAAGATTATGAACAGGAATTGTATATAAATTATAGAAATACACATAAGCATGAGGATTTTGATCTTGGGATGATATTTTATCTCAACAATCCCTCTAGGATATATGGAACTTTAATTGAGAATGATAATAAAGAAATTATTTTGCCAGGGGATACTAATTCTTTATTGATACATCATTCTGATGTTAATCATGCTCCTGTTATGCCACAACCAATTGTTGCTAATAAGGCACACAGATGTGTAATCGTAATTGATTTTAAACACGAGTCCAAACTATGAACTCTAGCGAACGTATTAAATACTTTAGTATAGTAAATAAAATCAACAGGGGTGAGTTTGATAAACTCACAGAGGATGAGATGACACTGCTACAAAAAGATCCTTCATTCTTAACGGGCATGAAGAAGTCCAGAGAAAAAAAGGATCTTCTTCGTAAAAGTAGTCAGCATCATGGTACTATTGAGGAGATACTATTTGAACTTGACTTGTCAAAGACCCTGTATAAGTGATAAAATGTCCTTAAACAAATAACTTGTATGGAGCATTTAAAAATTCAACCACACCAAACGGTTCTGGTTCTCAATTCAAGTTATGAACCAATTAATTTTACTAATTGGAAGCGAGCAGTAGTTCTTGTTTTAAAGGAGAAGGTTCAGGTTCTATCAGGAAGAGTAGTAAGACTTCTTAATTACATAAAAGTTCCTATCAGGAGTTTTATGTCAAATCGCCCAACACGTAGTATGATATACAAGAGAGATAAAAACTCTTGTCAATATTGTGGGGCAACAACCAAACTTACTATAGACCATGTAATTCCTCGTAGTAAAGGCGGAGAAGATTCGTGGGAAAATTTAGTTGTTGCATGCTCTTCTTGCAACGTTAAAAAAAGCGATAAAATGCTTGAACAAACAAACCTTAAATTGAGGAAACAACCCAGAGCACCATATAGCACAGTTGCTATTGATTTAGCAGAATCAAGTGTTGATGAGTGGAGAGAGTATAGTTACACCTAGGAGATATTATGTTTTATCGTAAATTGAATCGACAATTTGTCATTGATCATTATCAAAAAACTGGGAGCAAGATAGAGTATGGCATTGATACTCCTTTGGGTTTTATGGGAATTAAGTATTCCTATGTTACAACTCCTCAGGACGAGGAACTATACCGCGTCGTTCCTGCTCGTGACCGCGACAACTGTACATTATCCGTGATGGAGTTGAATTATAAGATTCCTCCACATACTGATAGTGATATTGAAGCAATTATCAATTTTTATATTAGAACTGATAGATGTATTACTCAGTTTTACTATCCAAATAATAACCCTGAAGCAGTTGCTGAGGGTGTAGATGCTCAAACAGATGGTGCAGTGTTCCATGAAGGACATATGAAAAAATCTGTTAGATTCATGGCACATCCTGGTGATGCATATTTGCTTGATGTATCAAAACCACACTCAGTTATTCCTACAGAACCTGGACTGACTGATCGTCGTTGTATTTGTATGCAACTTCTATATAAATCATTTGATGAAGCAGTAGAAATGTTACAGGAGACAGGGTATCTTGATTGAAGTATTTGACGATTATTTGGGTCCAGTAGAACATGATCGTTTGTGTAGTTACTTTATGGGTAACTATGACAAAGGAGATATTGCTAATTCATGTTGTTGGATATTCAATGCTGGAGTTAGTCAACCAGGTGATGGTCACTTTCAACATATTCATCAGTTGTTCTCATCCCATCAAATCATTAGTCCTGCATGGTCATTAGTAGAACCAATTATCGCTAAAGAAGAAGCAATTGCCATTGCTAGAGTAAAGGCAAATATGCTGGTTAGAACACCCGAAGTGGAAGTTTTTGATGATTGTTTTCATTGTGATTTTGATTGTTCAATGTCACACATGAACACTGCAATCTATTATATCAATACCAATAATGGATTTACCTTATTTGAGGATGGAACAAAGGTTGAGAGTGTAAGTAATAGGTTGGTAAGATTTCCTTCAAACCTGAAGCACACTGGGTCTACCTGTAGTAATGCTGATCGTAGAATTTTGATCAATTTTAACTACTTTACTGAGAGATGTTTACAACAAAACAATTAGAGTTTCATGTGACTCATACATGCAACTTTAGTTGTCAGGGTTGCTCTCACTATTCTAACCATGGTCATTCTGGAACAATATCGGTAGATGTTGCTAGAGAGTGGCTATATACTTGGAGTAGGAGAGTCAAACCAAAAAGATTTGTAATACTTGGTGGAGAACCAACATTACATAAAGATTTAGTTGATATGGTGTATATGATCAGGTTGATGTATCCTGATCCCTACACTAATATTGATTTAGTATCAAACGCAAGTTTTTTACATAATCATCCACAATTACCTGTAGCATTAAAGGCAACAAATACAACCCTAGCAATATCGATACACAGTACGAAGCATAAAGATTATGCTAGGAAGTTCAAGAAGGGATATCAACTAGCAAAGTCATGGAGGCATGATCTTGGTGTTGTGGTAGAATTCTGGGACTTTACTAATGAACATTGGATTCCACAATACAGGGGATTTGGTAGTTCGATGTTACCTTTTGAGGATCAAAATCCAAAAGAGAGTTGGAATAAATGCATATCAAAAAATGCATTGCAACTACATGAGAATAAACTTTGGAAGTGCCCACCTTTAGCGTATCTTCCAATGCAAAAGAAAAAGTATGATTTAAGTTCTAAATGGGATCCATACCTAGAATACAAACCATTAGAACCTGACTGTACTGATGCAGAACTCAAAGAATTTTTGTCAAGAGAGGACGAATCATATTGTTCAATGTGTCCTGCAAATCAAAGACCAATCATAAAGGAAGACCCTACATTACCAGTTAGTTATTGGGAGAAGAAGTATGATCACATGGGGAATATCATCGAATAGTCACAATGCTGCTCTTGCAGTATTTTGTAACGATTCTTTGATGTTCGCTAGTGAGAGTGAACGATTTAGTAGGATAAAGAATGATCCCAATATTGACGAACATTTAATATTCCATGCTCTGCAATATGGAGAACCTGATCTTATCTGTTGGTATGAGAAACCATGGAAGAAGAAGTTAAGGCAGTTACGTTCTGGTCAAGGATTGGGTGAAAAGAATTTTACCAAGTATTTTGATTGTAAGCACAAGTTCTTTGATCATCATTACTCTCATGCTTGTGCTGGATATTTTACGAGTAAGTATAGGAATTGTGCTGTCTTAGTTGTTGACGCGATTGGTGAGAGCACCACTATGAGTATTTGGTCAGCTGGTGGTAATAGATTGCATTTAAGATATAAATTGGAATATCCTAATAGCGTTGGTCTATGGTACTCTGCCATGACTCAAAGAATAGGATTAAAACCAAATGAGGATGAATACATTCTCATGGCGCTATCTTCCTATGGTGACAGGACTAAACTTACATCTAAAATATTGAATGATCTGATTGGTATTGACTTCCAAGCAAAACGTAATCTTCATAGAGGTTGTTTGGATTGGGCACCAGGTGAGTCTGATGAAGATATTGCTGCAGCAACTCAACATGTGTATGAAGTCTTGTTTGCTAATGCGTTAAAGAAAGCAAGAGAGTTAGTTGGTAGTAATAAATTGGTATTGACTGGTGGATGTGCTTTGAATTGTGTAGCAAACTCAAAAGCATATGATTTTTTTGATGATGTTTGGATAATGCCTGCTCCAGGAGACTCTGGATCTGCTATTGGTGCTGTACTAGCACATACGCGGAAGAGAATAAAATTCTCTCCCTACTTGGGATATAAAATACCACATGAGGAGAAGAATAGGACCATTGTTGATCATTTAAACAATCATCATGTGTGTGGTTTAGCAAGAGGTAGAGCAGAATTTGGACCAAGAGCACTTGGTGCTCGGAGTTTAATTGCTAATCCAATGCATCCTGGAATTAAAGAGATAGTTAATGGCATAAAAGAAAGACAACCTTACAGACCATTCTCTCCAATGGTTCCCATAGAGTATGCTTCTAAGTATTTTGATATGCATCAAGACTTAGTGGAGAGTCCATTTATGCAATATGCCATTAAGTGTAAAAAACCAGAGTTATTGCATGGTGTTGTACATGTTGATAATACAAGCAGAGTTCAAACTGTGAAAAAATGTGATGCACCTAAACTGCATGATTTGCTAATGAGATGGAAGCATGTTAGTGGACATCCTGTTCTTTTAAATACTAGTTTAAATGTCAAAGGACAACCAATTCTTAATGATAAGTATGATGTTAAACTGTGGTCGGAGAAACATGGGATAAAGGTATTCTCATGAATTTTTTAGAATTAGAAGATAAACCTTCGGGTCCGTTTATGGATCAAGATACAAAGCAGTTGTATCAAAAAAATCTAAAATCACAACCATCAAATTGGAGATATAGAGATAAAGTAGTACAATATACTTTAAATTCTCATAATTATAGGACAAAAGAGTTCCATATCATACCTTGGGCAGAGTCTGTGGTTATATTTGGTTGCTCTTATGTGTTTGGGATTGGTGCTGCACTTGATGAGACTATAGCAGCACAATTGAGTTCTATTATAAAAAGACCAGTCATAAACATGGGAGCACCTGGATCAAGTGCCACATTCTCATTATACAATTCTTCTATATTGAGAAAGGAATGTCCTAAACCAGCGGGCATAGTCTTTGGTTGGACATCTGCTGCAAGATGCACATTATTTTTAAAGAATAGCACAGTACATTGTGGTTCTTGGATGGAAGATGTTGGTGGGTTGGGAAAAGCTTGGAGAAGGTTTGATAGTAATGCGTATACACATTTGAATTTTACAAGACAATGTGCTCAACAGATGTGGGATGATACTCCATACGCAGACTTTACATTGTTCCCATCAAATAGATCTATGATTAATTGCCCCTACATAAAACAAATTGATTATGGTAGAGATTGTTGCCATCCTGGTGTAAAGACTAATGAACAAGTTGCTACTGTTATTGCAGAACAATTAAACCTATGATACAATATCATCAGTCTATCTAAGGTATATGACTGAAAGAACTTACACTAAAACTGATAGTAAAGGTCGGGAAGAAGTCTGGTCTTGGGATGAGACTCCCGAGGTTGTAGCAGCAATCAAACAACTACATGAAACTGTGAGGAAAAATAATGAAGCTCTTAACTCTTGAAGATTATCAGGCAGCAGGTGAAACCTTCTGGCCAAAGTACTGGTACGTTGCCAAAGAACTTGGTGAAGATGCTAGGGCAGAGGATATTCTAAAAGTTATGGAAGCAGTCGGTGGTGTTGCACTGAAACTTGCTTTGGAAAAGAAAGAAGGACCTTTTGGATTTAACAAAAAAGATGACGGAACAACAGACGAAGACTGAGACCCAACGTAAACCTACTATTTTGGATTCTCTTGGACCTAATCCTACCATTGAGAAGAATATTCCTGAGGATGTTGTCTGGATTGATGACGCTTTTTATATTAAAAAGACACGCTTTGGTCTCTATACTAGTGTTGTAAAAGCACCCATTTATGGTGCTCACTTCCTCACAGGTGGCACTGAGGATGGAGTTCTTCAAATGACACGATGGCATCTTAAGTGTCTACAGGAAGGCACTATGCAGGACTATACTCGTGTTGTAAATAATGGAGTTGTTGGAGGCAAGTTGTGAGGAAACTAATTAATAAAGTCAGAGACTTTATTCAAAAGATTAGAAGTAGAAACCGTGATCCATTTATTTACAAATGACACAATACAACTTTGAATATACTACGCTTGATGAGCGTATTGAACAGTTAGAGACTCGTGTGCGTGAATTGGAAAATATCATTGACAAAATCGCACCGCCCAAATATAATCTTGAAAACTATTCCCTTGGAGACAAATGAAGATCTTCCTTGACACTGCAGATACTGAAGAAGTCCGTAAATATTTTGCATCGGGACTTGTTGATGGTGTCACTACCAACCCTTCCCTGATTCGCAAGGCGGGTCGTGATCCTGAGGAAGTATATCAGGAGATGATTGATATTGGTGTGCCTGATGTCAGCATGGAAGTTGTTGGCACAGTGGGTGAAATGTATAACGATGGTGTTCGCCTTGCTGAGAAGTTTGGTACTGCTGCCACTATCAAACTCCCCTGCACCCCAGATGGTCTTATGGTCTGTAAAGATTTGACCAAACTGGGTATCAAAACTAATGTAACTCTTGTCTTCTCTGTTGCACAGGCAGTGATGGCAATGAAGGCAGGTGCAACCTATCTGTCTCCTTTTGTTGGACGTTGCAATGACAACTCCTTCAGTGGTGTTGAATTGGTTCGTGCTATCGCAACTTGTCGTTCTGTCCATGGCATGAAGACTGAAGTGCTTGCTGCATCTCTGCGTGATGCACATCATGTCTCTCGCTGCTTCATGTATGGTTCTGACATTGTTACCATGCCAACCAAAGTGTTCAACGCAATGTATGACAGTGTGTTGACTCGTGAGGGACTTGCTATCTTCCAACGTGATTATGAAGCATCTCTTGAGGCATTGAACGATGTATGAAGAACTAAATTGTTTTGAAGAAGCATTGAAACACTTTGGAACTAGAGTCGAAGTTGTCTGCGCTTTGGAACTTGGTGGTAGACTCGATCCTGAGGATGCCTATCAGATGATCAAAGATGAGATGAAGGAACTCAAAAAGTGTCGTAAACAGTTTAACAAGAACAATGACTGCTAAAATCTATGAGTCACCTGATGGTGGCAAAACAGTATATGTTCGTGAGCAGGGTGGGACTGAACGTACTCAGATCTACCCTGATCTCATGAATGAGGTGCAGGCAACATCACCATATAATGATGGGTGGACACAACAGTTCTACAGAGAACAGTGGCCACCTTATGTACCCGATGGGTTCAAAGATAAATATGAGAACTACCAAGCAGTTCTTGATGATGGTTGGGAGTTTACTGGTGATGGATTCTGGATTAAATGTACTTGATAAATAAGTAAATAAAGGAAGTATGTTTGTAAAATGGCAGCAATATTAACCGCCAACGGCATTGAATTTAATGATGGGACATCCTTAACGTCAAAATATTCTGTTTTGGCACAGAATTCTGTTGCGGTATTTTATCAATCTGCCGCACCTACTGGATGGACACAGGTTACTGCACATAACGATAAAGCACTCCGTTTAGTCAATGGAACTGGTGGTGGGTTTGGTTATGGTGGAGTAGCAGGAGCAGGTGGTAATACTTTTAGTCAGGTATTTCCATCAAGCACCTCAAGTTTGTCTGTTTCTTATAATTCAACAGTTCCCGTATCAGGAACTGTTGGTGGTCACTCTCTATCAGTATCTGAGATCCCAGACCACACTCACAGTTCTGGTGTTGGTGGTGGAGCTGTTGCTGCTAGTGGTGGTAGTACATTTAGAGTTCCTGGTACTAACCAATCTGGTGGTGTTGTATCACCTCAAGGTATTGGTCAAGCGCACTCACACCCTTGGAGTGGATCTATCAACTTTAATGTTAGTGGATCTGGTTCTCTTGACATGAGACTTCAGTATATCGATGTAATTATCTGCAGTTTTAGTTGATATGGCAAGATTAACCGCTAGCGGAATTCAGTTTGATCTCCTAAATCCATCTGATGCTATAACTAGTTTTTACTGGATATATCCCGCAGGAACCAAAAAACTATTTTATCAGTCAACAGCACCTACTGGTTGGACTCAAGATGCTTCGCAGGGTAATAAAGCACTGCGAGTTGTAAATGGGTCTGGTGGTGGAACTGGTAATACAACAAATTGGACATCAGTGTTGCAATCATCTAATACCATGAGTGTCAATATCTCTGGTACTTTTCCGATTAGTGCATCACTTGGTGGTCATACATTATCATTAACACAATTAGCAAACCATACACATACTTTACTTGTTGGACCAGCATCTGGTGCAACTGCTACACCATTTAGTAGTTCTGGAACAACATTTGCTCAAAATGGATCAGTTGCAACTGGTGGTACTGGTGGTGGCGGTGCTCACTCACACCCATTCTCAGGAAGCGCATCAATCAATGAGACTGCAAGTTTAAATGTAAGTATGGCGGTTCAATATATTGATGTTATATTGTGCTCATTGAACTAAATATGGTATAATTATTTTACATTGGAGAGATTATGGCGAAACTTGAGGTTGGTAAATTTTGTCCTTTGATTGGTAAAGATTGTATTGGTCTTGAGTGTTCCTGGTATACTCAAATCAGAGGCATGAATCCTCAGACAGGAGAACCTGTTGATGAATGGGGGTGTGCAGTTACCTGGATGCCAATGTTGTTAATTGAGAATTCAAATCAGCAACGATCTACAAGTGCTGGTGTAGAATCTTTTAGAAATGAGATGGTGAAGGCAAATGAGACTAACATTAGTGTGTTATCCTCTGCAGCACAAATGCTCCATGAAGCAAGAACTCCTAAAGTAATTCCAGCACAAGTCGAAGAGGTGGACACATGAACGTAACTAAATTTACTCTTATTGAAGCAGATAAGTATATTTCAATAAATGATCAGGGTATCTGGTTTACAGATGAAGATTGGCCATTTGCTGATATTGAGCATCTTTGGGCAATTCAATGGAAGGATGATGGAACTCCTGAAGGATTAGGTCATATTGAATATGATTCATCAGATAGAGAAAATGATCCTGCTTGTAGGCAACATATTGATAAGTATGTGAAGCATTGGCAAGATAAATTTGAAACTGTTGAGGCAGAGAGGATTGCTGCTGAGAAGGAACAAGAGAAGAACGCATTCTCTTGGGCAGAGGCAATGCAAGAATTAGAGACTCAAATGGAGGAGATGCAGAAGCGTCACCAAGAGACTCTAGATGCTGTAAATTGGGAAGATCAGCAGGTACAGAAGAGACTGCAAGATCAGATGGATGAAATGCAGCAAAGACATGAAGAGAATCTTGCTGAATTAGAGCGTGATCGTGAGATTACGATGGCAGAAGTTAGTGAGATGAGAATGCTTCATGATGTAAATTTGTCTGAAGTTGAATCTGACTATCAAAAAGATCTGGCAAACATGGCAGAAGATCATGAAGCACAGATGGAGAGTGTACAAAGAACAATTGAAGAGACACATGATGCATTCTTCTATGCTCAAGACTCTGTAGAGAATTCTCTTGGTGAAATGTCTACGGAAGGAGCATTTGATCAGACAGAATTTGAGAATGTGACTGTATTTGATGCCAATCTTGATGGTAGTTTGTTTGATGATGCAGTTATTGAAGAAGTGGATGGTGAAGATATAAACTCTGTCAGTTCTTCTCTTGAAGGTGATGTTGATGAAATCTTACACATAGATGATGAGGAAGATGAAGAGAAATCTCAGTTGGAAGTAGATTTATCTATTTTGGACAATGAGTTTAACTTGGAGATGATGTTTGATGACACTCCAGATGAGCAGGTTGTGGATGAGATTGAGAAATTGATTGATGATACTGACAATAGTGACGACTCCGAAGTACCTGATGCTGAAGTACCCGACAAATGAATGAGCAATTGATTAAGGACAATTATTTGGTTGTTCCTAACTTTATATCATCATCTAGATCAAAAGAATTATCACAGAGTTATAATGAATATGTAACAACCCATGAGATGGGTGAGGATCCACAGGTTCCTGGTTGTTTTACTGCAAAGATGGATTATATACCATTTTTGGAGTTACTTATTGAAAAATCAATGACTGTTACACAGTTGGTAGGGGAAACAGTCCTACCAACTTATTCTTATGCCAGGATATATGGTCATGGTGATGTACTAAAAGACCACACAGATAAACCAGAGTGTGAAATATCACTAACTATCAATCTTGATTGTGATGAAGTTTGGGATATCCACATAACCAAACCAGATGGTGTGGTAAAAAATGTGTCACTAGAACCTGGTGATGCTATGATATATCTTGGATGTAGTGCTTCTCATGGTAGAAAACCATTTGTAGGTAATCACTGTACTCAAGTATTCTTACATTATGTTAGAAGTAATGGAGTACATTTTGAGAGTTACTTCAATAAAAATCATCGTTATGTGCATGATCCTGTGAAGGTAAAAAAAGAACCCAAACCTGTAGTTGTCTCCAATAATGCTTTAGCAGAGTATATCAAGATCTATGATAATATACTCACTCCTGCAGATTGTGAGATTATATTGCAGGAATATGCAGAGTGTGATCTCTGGAAACCTGCATCAGTGAGTGCTGATAGTATTGAAAACCGTGAGGTTAGAAATTGTGATACTATTGGTGTATCATTACCAGAACTATTGACAACAGAGACTAGACGTACTATTGACAGGATCTTCTTTAAATCTTGTTGTGCAGTTGCTCAAAAGTATATGAGTGACTTCCCACACTGCATAGTAAAAGAAGATACTGGATACGATTTGCTCAGATATAATGCTGGTGGGTTCTACTCTGAGCACTGTGATAGTTTTAAAGAGATGATGAGATCAGTCTCGGTAATCTATTCTTTGAATGATGATTATACGGGTGGTAACGTCGCATTTTTTAATGGTGAGATTGAGATTGCGATACCTGCAGGTAGTGTAATTGTCTTCCCATCAAACTTTATGTACCCTCATCAAGTTCTACCAGTTCTAGATGGAACTAGGTATTCCATGGTGACATGGTTAAAATAATATAGTATAATACTACAAAATGGAGTAATTATGGCACTGTCCGACTCAGTTAAAGAATCTCTTGAAGATGCATCAGCATCTCTCCGCAATGCTCTTGCATTTGCTGCTCGTGGTGAAAAACCACATGTGTGTAAGGGGATTGCTGAAATGATCGCCAACATTGATAACCTCACCACAATTGAAGACATCTTTGATAAGTTGGATAATCGTAAAGATGGTGACTCTGGAAGGTGGGGTCCATTGACTGACTTAGGTGAGTGAGTCTTTACAAAACATAATTCAAATCTTAAGCGATCCCAAAGACAATCCAAATCTGGCATAGATAATGTTAGAATTTGAAGACATCAGCAAACGAGGCACTTATGATTAACCTGCATCAGAAGTACAACCATTACCTGCATACTGATAAAAAACTAGATATTCAAAACATTGACGAGAGAGTTCTCGGATATGGTTGGACTGATGATGGTAAGGATCTTACAGGTTACTACGTCCATACGGAGAACCATCGTTTGTATTTTAATCTTAAGGATCAATACGTTCGCAAAGAAGTTTGGGATGAGGTAGCATAGATAGTATATACGACTTACTAAGCAATGGATAAAAATGAATTGCTCAGCAAAGTTGGACTTCTATGCATTAAGTTAACTTCTGATTACAGAAGGGAGACTCTCTGGAAACTCACTAGGATCATTGATCAAACTGGTGGATCTTCCAGAGATATTGAATTAAAAAAGAAAGAGTTAGAGTCTAACTTTGATATTGGTTCTTTTATTGTTGACTGCGACAATAGAAAGTACTTTAAAATTGTGCAGATCCTGGATGAGGATGAGTATAAAACTCATGCTTTTGTTGGATTTGCTGATGGAGTGGTTTATAAACCAAGGAATGATCACTCTGCCAATAGAAAACTTGGTTGGGATCTTGATCTATGCATACGAGTGTGTGATTGGAGAGGATTCTACCTTAATAAAGATCCTAAATGAGCAACAATGGGACTATTTGATCAAAAATCACAATTACATGACACCATTCTAAACCACTATGATCTTGGTGCTGGATGGTATAAGAGACAATTAGAGACTAGAGCTATCACTGGTTCACCATTCTGTAGGATATTCTTTTTAGATCCTGTAGGACAAATGTGGTTAATTGATAGTGATGGGACACATGACTTCTCCGAAGAAGATGGTCAATTTAAATGGGTGAAGAATGGTAATCGTGGTAGATGCAAACCATTTTACTTCTCAGGTAAAGTAACAGTATATCCAAGTAAGTGGGACTGTTACTATGCACCTTACCCTGAATGTAGACTTTTATTTCGTAACGGCATTCTAGAAGTGGTCACTCATATAAAGAAGTATGTGTAAATGTTTAGTTATGTGTGAATCACACAAATGTTAGTAAATTAACATAAACTGTACTATATAATACAGAATATTGGGTTAGGAGGTTGCCATGTAAGATCGGTTATCTACATCATGACTTACTAATGTGAAGGAGTTACCATGCATAATTTAATTTCTTACAATCAACTAGCAGGATGGAAGCAATTTGAAGAGACCGTTGAACGTGCAAATGCAGTGGAGGATGCAATCAATGATTACTTTGAATGTTTGATCGAGTGTGATGACGATCAACCGACTTGCAAGAGAATCTGTAAACAGATTCTGGCTGATAAGACTCTAGACACCAAACTAATATGATCTAATTACAATCTTTTATGTCTTCTTGCCCCCTTGACTATATGTCAGGGGGGTTTTATAATGGGCAAACACCATGTGAGAAGACATGCAACCTTGGGAACGTATTGAGCAAAAACTCAAAGATATTGAGGATAAGATCGAAGACATTCGCAGAGATGTGAACTCCTGGAGACCTGCTGAATGGGAATCATACTACGAGAATGACCCATTTGCAAATAAGACTGATAAGGAGAAGCAACGTGAGTATACCCTGGCAGAACATCGATATGAAGGCATGAGGGCACAACTTGATCTCACTGGTGATGTAGACCTTGACTATTGGTACGGAACATGAATCCTGACAACATAGAACTGGAGACAATGAATAGATCTTTTGAGTATGAAAAACTTGCTCGTGAGATTGATAGTGTTGATGATGTAAAGACGCTTCGTAATGTGGCAAAGTCTTACGCTAAACTATTCCTAAAACAGAAGGAGACTGTAGCATCTATAGCAAAGATGAAGATTGATGAGTTGTAGTTGCTCACTATGATACATATGATAGAATCAGAGGGAATTCAAATGAATCCAATGTTCGACAAGCATCAATGGGGACTGATCCTCCGTGCTCTTCGTGAGCGTCGTGGGCATGAGATGTGTGGTACTAAATGGTATCAGGAATATTCTGACATGATCATTGCAATTGAGAATGGCATGAGCAATATTACCGAAGCAACTGAAGACGATTGGGAAGATTTTTGGTCTAGTGACTCACGAGAACTCACTTCAAATAACATGTATTGATATGGTGACAAATACCTAATTAAATTGAATCTGCTATAATACATACATTGACAACAGTTGGCACTTATGAAAGTTGGAATGATTGGACTTGGACGGATGGGAGAGGGTATGTCCCGCCGTCTTATCAAAAACGGACACGAAGTACATGGGTATCGCAACAACTATAAAAAATCTGAAGAGCAATTTGAGAAGGGTTATATCAGTGGATGTACCACTTCTATTGAAAATCTTGTTCAAGTAGTTCATCAGCAGGATGGTCTCGTTGGCAGTTCTCCTGGTGTATTCATGATGGTTGTGCCAGCAGAGACCGTAGAGGACACTATCGATGAGCTATTACAGTTTTGTGTGGAAGGAGATATTATTATTGATCATGGCAATAGCAATTTTAAGGACTCTCGCAGGAGGGCAGAACGGTTATCTAAACTTGGCATCGCGTATCTTGACTGCGGTACTAGTGGTGGTGTTTACGGTCTGGAGCGTGGATACTGCCTTATGGTTGGTGGTGCAGATCATGCAGTATCCGCCTGCCGTCCAATCTTTGACGCACTCGCACCAGGTATTGACGCTGCCCCACGAACAAGTAACGGAGATTATATCCAATACCCTGAAGAGCATGGATGGATCCTTGCTGGCGGTCCTGGAGCAGGTCACTTCGTAAAGATGGTGCATAATGGTATCGAGTATGGTATCATGCAGGCATATGCTGAAGGATTTAACATCCTACACGAAGCAAATGCAGGTTCCAAGTATGTCAAAGCAGGAGATGCAGAAGTTGCCCCGATGGACAACCCTGCCGATTATCAGTACGACATTGACGTTGCTAAGGTTGCTGAGTGTTGGCGTCGTGGTAGCGTGGTTGGCAGTTGGTTGCTTGACCTTACCGCTACTGTATTACGCAGCGATAGAGAGCTTAGCAAGTTCGATGGGGGAGTATCAGACAGTGGTGAGGGTCG